CTGCATTGGATGAGGTTGAGAAAAAAATTGCTGAGAAGATGGGCTTTAGAGCTACATCAGATGATCGGTTTAAGATTCTTGAGATGAATGTTGACCTTGATATCAAGGGGTTTGAACACAAGGAAGACGGCGAAGAAACTGGACTGGCGTTGCCTTACATCGTAACGATTGATAAGAGCAGCGGCAATGTTTTAGCTATCCGTAGGAATTGGAAACAGGAAGATAAGAAGTCCCATAAGAGAACACACTTTGTTCACTACCCGTATATACCTGGGTTTGGTTTCTATGCTTTTGGCTTGATCCATTTAATTGGAGCATTTGCTAAATCGGGCACTTCATTGTTGCGCCAGTTGGTTGATGCAGGCACGCTTTCTAATTTGCCGGGTGGATTCAAAACCCGCGGCTTGAGAGTAAAAGGTGATGACACACCTATTGCTCCAGGTGAGTTTAGGGATGTAGACGTTCCCAGTGGCAGCATCAAAGATAACTTGATGACCTTGCCTTACAAAGAGCCAAGTCAAACCTTGTATCAGTTGTTGCAACAGATCATTGAAGATGGTCGCCGGTTTGCAAATACGGCTGATTTGAATGTTAGCGATATGTCTGCCAACGCACCTGTTGGTACGACACTGGCTCTTTTGGAACAGACTCTTAAAGTGATGTCCGCTGTTCAAGCGCGCATTCACTTTGCAATGAAAGAAGAGTTGGGCTTGATCAAGGACATTATTCGTGATTACACGCCTGATGACTATGACTATGTGCCCGAAGAAGGTACGCCCTCGGCCAAGAAGTCTGATTACGACAAGGTTGATGTTATCCCTGTCAGCGATCCTAATGCGTCAACGATGGCGCAAAAGATTGTGCAGTATCAAGCTGTGTTGCAGTTGGCCCAAGGCGCGCCACAGATGTACAACATGCCACTGTTGCATCGTCAGATGTTGGAAGTGATGGGCATTAAGAATGCTCAAAAACTTATACCAATGGACGATGACCGCAAGCCAGAAGATCCTGTCAGTGAGAACCAAAACATTTTGATGATGAAGCCCGTTAAGGCATTCATGTATCAAGATCACCAGGCTCACATTACGGTTCATATGTCTGCTTTGCAAGATCCAAAGATCATGCAGTTGCTACAGGGGAACCCAATGGCTCAACAGTTGCAGGCCGCGATGATGAGTCATATCAATGAACATCTAGGCTTTGAGTACAGGAAGCAGATTGAGTTGCAACTTGGTATGAGCTTGCCGCCGCAGATGGATGAATCTGGCGAAGAAGTTCATATGTCTCCAGAAGTTGAAGCTCGGCTGGCACCAATGCTGGCACAAGCTGCTCAACGTTTGTTGGCCCAGAATCAATCTCAGGCGGCTCAACAACAAGCTCAACAGCAAGCTCAAGATCCTATTGTTCAGATGCAACAACAAGAGTTGAAGATTAAGCAGGCTGAGCAACAACGCAAAGCAGCTAAAGATGCGGCTGACATCCAACTCAAACAGGGCCAGCAGCAGATTGAATCTCAGCGTATAGCTATACAAAAAGAAATTGAAGAAAAGCGCATTCAAGCAGACAAGGTAAAGACTGCGCTTAACATTCAAAATGAACGCAAGATGGAAGTTGTGAAGATTGGCGTTGATTTATTAAAAAATAACACGGACAAAACGCATGATAAAGAGATGACCAATAAAAAACTTTTGGCCGATGGATTGAAAACAGCGTTTACAAAACCCAAACAAAAAGGTGATTAATGGATGCGCTTGATGTAATCGTCAAACAAACAGACGATAAGGTTTCTCAACTCAAGGATTTTCTGTCAGAAGGAAGAGCCGAGACGTTTGAGGAATACAAGAGACTTTGCGGTGAGATTAAGGGTCTGCTGACCGCGAGGGGATACACATTAGACCTGAAGCAAACCTTGGAGAAAATGGATGAATGAAATTTTGATCGGCACAAACCCCGATCGTCCTGAAGTTGTTGGTTCTTATCAATACGAGGCCACAGCGGAAGAAAAAGCTAGGCAATTGCCTAAGCCATCTGGCTATCGAATCCTTTGTGCCATCCCAGAAGTGGACAAAGAATACGACAGCGGCATCATTAAAGCAGGGGAAACCGTCAACTACGAAGAAAAACTGGCAACAGTTCTATTTGTAGTGGAAATTGGGCCTGATTGCTACAAAGATGCAACCCGTTTTCCAAGCGGCCCGTGGTGCAAACAAGGTGATTTTGTGATTGTCCGTCCACACGCGGGCACCAGATTGCTTATTCACGGTAAAGAATTCCGCATGATCAATGATGATTCTGTGGAAGCAGTGGTTCAAGATCCCCGCGGCATCAAACGCGCTTAACTATAGGAGTCCCACAAAATGGACGAAACTGAATACAAATTCCCTGACGAGGTTGATCAAAATAAACCTAAGAATGAGGAAGAATCGCCAGAGATTGAGATAGAAATTGAAGACGATACCCCTGAAGAGGACAGAAATCGCAAGCCGATGCCCAAGGAAATCGTCGAAAAGCTGGAAAAAGACGAATTAGAGGCTTATGACGATGATGTCAAGGCAAAAATTCTGCAAATGCGGAAGGTTTATCATGATGAACGCAGGGAAAAGGAGTCTGCCCTACGGGAACAGCAAGAAGCTGTAACTTTAGCCCGGCGTTTGATGGATGAAAACAAGAAAATCCGCGGTGTTTTGCAGGCCGGCGAGAAAGAATACGTCCAATCCATCCAAAATACAGCGTCTTTACAGCTTGAAATGGCCAAAAAAGCCTACCGCGAAGCCTATGAATCAGGCGATGTGGATAAGCAAATGGACGCTCAGCAAGCTATGCAAGAGGCCAATATGCGCCTTATGCAGGCTAAAAACTTCAAGATGCCTTCTTTACAAGAACAGCAAAATGAGGTACAAACCATTCCTGAGCAGTATCAACCCGCTCCAGCGCAGGATGTTCCTGAGCCAGATCCAGTGGCTAAAGCGTGGCAAAAACGCAATCCTTGGTTTGGCACTAATAAGGGAATGAGTGCGTATGCTCTTGGAGTTCACGAAGAACTACGAGACAATGGTGTAGAGGTTGGTTCTGCGGAATACTATTCTTCATTGGACAAAACAATGCGGAAACGTTTCCCCGAAGTTTTTGGGGAGCCAGTTGAAAATCAGTCAAAGACGGAGGGTCAGGCAAAGAGAACACCTAGTGTGGTCGCACCGGCGATGAGATCTACAGCTTCAAACAAAGTGAAGTTGAGAACGAGCCAGCTTAACTTGGCAAAAAAGTTGGGCTTAACACCTGAACAATACGCAATTGAAATGAGAAAACTGGAGAACCAAAATGGCTAATACCCGTACACCCCGTGAAATTGATACCCGAGAATTCTTTGAGCGTCCTCAGCAGTGGATGCAAGCGGAGTTACTCCCTGAGCCTGACAAAGAGGCTGGCTTCAATTACCGTTGGATTCGTGTTGCAAACTTAAACCAGGCAGACCCGCGTAACTTTTCGGCCAAAATCCGCGAAGGTTGGGAGCCGGTTCGCATTGAGGAGCAACCCAAATTCAGACTGCTAGTCGATCCCAATAGTCGATACAAAGACAATATTGAGATTGGCGGATTGTTACTTTGCAAAACCCCGACCGAATTTGTTGATCAACGAAATGCATGGTTTCGGAATCAAGCAGAAGCGCAGTCAAGGGCTGTGGATAACAATTTAATGCGTCAGAGCGATGCCAGGATGCCCATCTTTAAAGAAGGTAAATCCTCAGTTTCCTCTGGCAAACCAATGTAATTTTTTTGGAGCTTTGAAATGGCTTATCCTACTGTAAGCAAGACGTATGGCTTCCAGGCTATCCAGCGATTGGATGGTTTGCCTTACGCCGGCGCGATCCGTCAGATCCCAATTGCAGCCAGCTACGCTACTGCAATTCTGAACGGTGACACCGTTGTGATCGACTCTACTGGTTTCTTGGTTGCTAAGACCACCACCACCTCTGGCGACAGTGTTGGCGTGTTGGTTGGTTGCCAATATGTAAACTCGCAGAGTCAAACCGTGCAAGGTCAGTACTATCCTGCTTCCTTGTCTACCGCCGCTAACCCGGCATATGCCTACGTTGTGGATGATCCTTCTGCGACGTTTAAGGTTGTTGCCACTAACGGTAACACCACGACTCCTTCTGGGTACACCCGTGCTTTGGTTGGCTCTAACGTGGCTATCGTTGCTCAAGTTGGTTCGACTGCTACTGGCAATTCCTACTATGGTATTGATGGTGCATCTTCTACTACTGCTGCATATCCCATTCGCGTGGTTGATGTCGTTCCTGGCACTTCATATGTTTCTAGTGGTACCACGTACTACTATGAATTTATCGTGAAGATCAACCTTCACCAGTACAACAACACCACTGGTGTTTAAGGAGTAAATCATGGCAATTTCACGCGCACAACTGCTGAAAGAACTGCTTCCCGGCCTGAACGCTTTGTTCGGTTTGGAGTATGCACAGTACGGGCAAGAACACAAAGAAATCTACGAAACCGAGACTTCTGAGCGTTCGTTTGAAGAAGAAACCAAGCTGTCTGGATTCAACGCCGCCCCGGTGAAGAACGAAGGCTCCGCCATTGCTTATGACAATGGTCAAGAGGCTTGGACTGCCCGCTACACCCACGAAACCATCGCTTTGGGTTTCTCGCTGACCGAAGAGGCCATCGAAGACAACTTGTACGACAGCCTGTCTGCTCGTTACACCAAAGCCTTGGCCCGTGCAATGGCATACACCAAGCAGGTTAAAGCTGCTTCTGTTCTGAACAATGGCTTTACTTCCGGCTATAACGGCGGTGATGGCGTTCCTTTGTTCAGCGCCAGCCACCCCTTGGTTTCTGGCGGCACCAACAGCAACATTCCTTCAACCGCTGCTGATTTGAATGAGACTTCGTTGGAAAACGCAGTTATTCAGATTAGCTTGTGGACGGATGAGCGTGGCTTGTTGATCGCAGCTAAGCCCAAGAAGTTGGTCGTTCCTCCTCAGTTGCAATTCGTTGCAACCCGTCTGTTGGAAACCGAACTCCGCGTCGGCACTACTGACAACGATGTGAACGCAATCAAGAACAATGGCTCTATCCCCGATGGATATTGCATTAACCACTTCTTGACCGACACCAACGCTTGGTTCCTGACCACTGACGTGCCTAACGGTATGAAGCACTTTGTCCGTACTCCGCTGTCGAACAGCATGGACGGCGACTTCGACACCGGCAACGTGCGTTACAAGTCTCGTGAGCGTTACAGCTTCGGCTGGTCTGACCCTCTGGGCATGTACGGCTCTGCCGGAGCCTAATAGGCTTCAGTAAGGGAGGGGTGACTGTCCTCCTACTAGGGCTCCTTCGGGAGCCCTTTTTATTTGTTGCGCGCTATTTTTTTTTAGTGTATATTGCATCTAAACCGGGTAACCCGGTGTATCAAACAGTCCCGGCTGACCGTCATGCAAGATTGATACACCTTAACGCATGGAGAATTCATTATGGGTTTCGCTACTCACCTTGGCCCTTGGTTGTTGGGCACTGTTCGTAACACCACCGGCACAACTGTCGGCACGATTGAAAACTGCGGTGCAACCGTTGTTTCTCAAACCTTCAAAAAAGATTACACCGGTCAGGCTGCTTCAGCTACCACCGACACCATCTGTGTCCTGCCTGCTGGCGCACAGATTATTGACATACTGATTGACACCACTGTTGCGTTTACCGGCTCAACCGCCGCCAACGTCAGCATTGGTGATGGCACAACCGCAGCCTTGTACTGGGCTGCCACTGATGTGACCGCTGCTGGCCGCGCTGCCATCAGCAACGCAGCCGCCAAATTGGGTGCATGGTGCGGTGTTACATCTACGGATTCTCCTAACGGCATTGGCATTGGCCCCACCGATGTGAAAATTGTTGCCACCATGACTCCTACTGTGGCCGCTGTTACTGCTGGTACTGTTCAATATACCATCGTGTATGTGGTTGCCAACTCAAACGGTTCGCAGTTCCCAGCATCCGCTTAATTGATCCAGGGGGCTTCGGCCCCCGCTTTTCAGGAGATTGATTATGGGAATGCAAACAGACGTTAAAGCAGGACACCTCAACAACTCGGGTTTTGTTGTTCTGGGGCGAAACCGCCTCAAAGCTGTTTCTATGGTTGGCACAGCCACGGCTGGAACGCTGGACATCTTTGACACCACCACAGCACCTGTATCGGCTACATACGCAAGGACTGCGTCTGTTATCACCGTTACAAAGGTAGCCCACGGTTTGGTTACTGGAGATGTGGTTGGGCTTGCGTTTGCAACAGCAAGCGGTTCATCTGGCACAAACGGTAATTACTCCATCACGCGCACAGGCGCGGACACGTTTACAGTCACAGACATAAACTCTGGGACTATTGCGGGTGGAACGGCGGCCACATACGCATCACTGTGGATTGCCAGCTATGACACTGGCGCATCTGACTTGTTTGGCAATTTTGCGTTGATCCCAGGAGAGGGGATACTGGTTAAAAACGGTATCTACTTGAACATGAGCAACTTACTTTCTGCTAACGTGTACTATGGCTGAACAAAAACGCATTAGTCTGGAAGGGCGCAAGCTCTTTATTGGTATTCCTGCCTATGATGGCAAGCTCAATATCAAAACAGCTTTTACGATTGCACAGCTTATGCCAAAGGCGATGCAATTGGGGGTTGGAATTTATCTTTCCGATCTTTCCAATTGCTCCCTTATCACTATGGCGCGCAACGCCCTAGTTGCTGAATTTCTTAAAACAGATGCCACTGAGCTACTGTTTATAGACTCAGATGTAGTTGTTATGCCCGATGATATTTTGCGCCTAATGGCCCAAAGCGGTGGTAAAGATATCACTGCTGGCGCTTATCCTCGCCGCCTCAAAGAGAAAAAGTTCTTTGCGGATGTGTACTGGGATGATAAGGGTGACATTGAGATGGATGGCGCTTTGCTGCGCGTAGAACGCGTGGGCACTGGGTTTATGATGATCCAACGCCATGTCATTGAAAAAATGATTGCGGCCCACCCAGAGTGGGAGTATGAGGACAAGAAAGGCCCATGCTACGCATTGTTTGACTTTGCCCTCAAAGACAAATATTACATGGGCGAGGATTATTTGTTCTGCGACCGCGCCAGGGAAATGGGTTTCAAGATCTACATTGATTCCGAAATTAGTTTGCCACACATAGGATCAATGGAGTTCACAAGCAATTTCTACGAAGAGGCACTGACACCTCTTTTGGAAAGCATTCATCGTGCAAAGCTGAAGGTAGCAAATGGCTAAGTCACCAGCATGGCAACGCAAGGAAGGCAAGAACCCCAAAGGCGGATTGAACGCCAAGGGACGGGCCTCTGCGAAAAAACAAGGTATGAACCTAAAGCCTCCCCAGCCAGAGGGCGGCAGCAGGCGAGACTCTTTTTGCGCCAGGATGGAAGGCATGAAGAAGAAGCTGACCAGCCCCAAGACGGCCAAAGACCCGGATTCACGAATTAACAAGAGCCTACGAGCTTGGAAGTGTTGAGATGGAAATGGCTATCTGGAACGCTATTTTGACGGCCTTTTTGGGGCTACTGGGTTGGTCTTTGCGGGACAAGGCTGATGAGATTAAACGTCTGCAAATTTTGATCAATAAAACTCGTGAAGAGATGCCCAAAGAGTATGTAACCAAGGTAGACTTGCACACAGACATCAACCGAATCATGGACAGGTTGGATAGGCTAGAAAACAAGATTGACTTGTTTATCAAGGAGCAGCGCAGTGCCCTCTCATAGCGCCAAACAGCACAGGTTCATGGAGGCGGTGGCCCACAATCCATCGTTCGCCAAGAAAGCAGGAGTCCCACAATCTGTGGGAAAAGAGTTTGCAAAAGCCGATAAAGGCAAAACATTTTCACGAGGTGGTGACATGAAAGAATCTAAAGCAATGGTTGGTAAAGAAGTGGCCTTCATGAAGAAGAAGGGCGCTCCCGCATCCATGATCAAGCATGAAAAAGCTGAGATGATGGGCATGAAAAAAGGCGGTGGTGTCAAACCTTCTGCTATGGGCAAAGTTAAGACTGCCGCCCCAAGCCGTGATGGTGTTGCCGCCAAAGGCAAAACCAAAGGCACGATAATCAAAATGAACAAGGGCGGCATGTCCCGCTAAGGAACAGTCATGGCAACAAGTGCATTTGGCAAAGCTTTTCGTGCCGCCCGTGATGCGGGTGACAAAGAATTTACTTTTAACGGTAAGCAATACAACACCCGTTTAGCTGAAGAAGACGCTGGCGCTATGAAAGAAAAGCGCGATGCAGGTATGCGCAAGAAAAGCGACATGGTTGTTGCCTTGGGCCGTGCTTCGCGTTCTATTGGTGATGAAACATCTGATCTAGCCAAGGCCAAGATTGCACAAGCCAAAGCATCTGCTGAGCGGGACTATGCAACTGCTGACATGGATGAGACTATGAAGGGTTACAAGCCACGTTATACGCAACCTGGCCGCGCTCCAAAGATGACTGAAGGGGCAACCTATGAGCCCATGCCTTTCAAAAGCATGATGCCTGAGCGGGACATTAGCGACATTGGCATGAAAAAGGGTGGCAACGTTGCCAGTTCTGCCTCAAAGCGAGGCGATGGTATTGCCCAGCGGGGTAAAACTCGCGGTCGTTTGGTTTAAGGAAAAATTATGGCCACCATAAACACAACCTCCAGCACCGCTCGGGGCATGCGTAACTACAAGCCTCGCCGGCCCAACATAACCATTGATGATGTGGTTACACCTGAAAGCAGGGCGCGCCAGCAGGCTATGGTTCAAGAAGCTAAAGATGATGCCATGCAAGGTACGCTTGAAAAACTGTATGAAGGTGCGCGCACAACTCCTACCGATGGGATGAAGGCGGGCGGTAAAGTGAGTTCTGCCTCCAAAAGAGCAGATGGTTGCGCGATACGTGGTAAGACAAAAGGCAGGATAGTTTAATGAAAGCCAGTCGCGGCATGGGTGATATCAGCCCTTCCAAAATGCCTAGCGGCGTAAAGAAAGCGCGCCGTGATGACACTGACTTTACGCAATATGCCAAAGGCGGGGAAGTGTGGGATAAGCCCAACCCTGCCAAAAAGCATAAGAAGCTAACGCCCGCAAAGAAAGCCAAGGCAAAAGCTGCGGCTAAAGCTGCTGGCCGGCCTTATCCAAACTTAATTGACAACATGCGCGCAGCAAGGGCTAAATAATGGCCAATACATCTGGGACAGCAAGCTTTAATCTTGACTTAAACGACATTGTTGAGGATGCGTTTGAGCGTTGCGGCAAAGAGTTGCGTACTGGTTATGACCTCAAGACTGCTCGGAGAAGCTTGAACATGCTTACCATTGAGTGGGCAAATCGTGGCATTAACCTGTGGACAATTGAGCAGGGTCAGATTGTTCTCAATACCAACCAGATTCAATACGCCATTCCAAATGACACGATTGATATGTTGGACATGGTGACCCGTACTGGCACGGGCACCACTCAGTCTGACTTGAATCTTTCGCGTATTTCTGAGCCAACGTATATCACCATACCAAACAAGTATGCTTCGGGCCGTCCTGTGCAAGTGTGGGTAAACCGTCAAACTGGTCAGACAAACTTGACAACGGCCACATTGGCGGCAACTATTACAGCCACTGACACGACAATTACGGTTACAAATCCCTCCGCATTGACTACGTCAGGCTTTATCAACATTGGCACTGAAACCATTTCCTATCAAAACGTTGTTGGCAATGAGTTGCAGTACTGTTTCCGCGGTCAAAACAACACGACTGCTGCTGCTCATACCAGTGGAGCGGCCATCTACAGCAATAACCTTTCGTCCGTAAATTTGTATCCTGCACCGTCCGCACCTGGGAACCAATACACATTGGTTTACTACCGTATGCGCCGAATGCAAGATGCCGGCAACGGGGTTAATGTGCAAGACATTCCATTCCGTCTTATCCCTTGCATGGTTGCTGGATTGGCTTTTTATCTATCCCAGAAGTTGTCTGGCGCCGAACTCAGGATGGAGTGGTTAAAAAACGAATACGAACAGCAATGGTTGTTAGCCTCTCAAGAAGACAGGGACAAGTCGGCTGATCGGTACGTGCCAAGGAATATGTTCTATGCCTAACAGATTTGCTTCAGGCAAATGGGCAATTGCTGAGTGTGATCGGTGCGGTCAGCGGTACAAGCTTAAAGAGCTTAGAAAACTGACCATCAAGACAAAACAGGTTGCAATCAAAGTTTGCCCTGAGTGCTGGGAAGAGGATCAGCCGCAGTTGCAGATTGGTATGTACCCGGTTAATGACCCGCAAGCTTTGCGAGAGCCGCGGCCTGATGTCAGCTACATACTTTCTGGAACAAATGGTCTTCAACTTACATTGACTGGTGGAGCCGGGGAAAATGGGTTGGGGACGCCAGAAGGCGGCAGTAGAATCTTTCAATGGGGTTGGTATCCTGTTGGAGGATCAAGGTTTTTTGATGCAGATTTAACGCCAAACAACTTGGTTTTGGCGCTTGAATTGGGTACAGTATCGGTAAGCGTAACTTAGGAGCAGATATGGACAAGAAACAAGTCAAGGCGATTGCTGACACTGAGGCCAAAAAGGCTGTTAAAGGCCATGAAGGTCGTATGCACGCCAAAGGAATGAAAAAAGGCGGGCCCACTAGCATGGATCGCAAAAAGTTTGGCAAAAATATGTCCCGTGTAATGAACCAGCGTGGAGGCTAACATGGCCAAGTTCAGCAAAAAAATGATGGGCAAAGAAGTTGGCGATGCTGCCACTTATGCTGTGCCGCACGATATGTCTGGCAACGTTTTGAAGATGCCCAAGCGTGTTGACCCAAACACACTGAATGCATCACAAGTTACGCCAGCCACTGGTAGTGGTCGCGTTAGCGCCGGCAACCCAGCCCGCGATGATGTCAAAACAACCGGCATCAAAATGCGTGGGGCTGGAGCAGCTACCAAAGGCGTTATGTCTAGAGGCCCGATGGCATGAACTACACCGAGTTGTACAACACAATTCAGAGCTACACCGAGAACCAGTTTCCCGATGTATACCTTGCGAACGGAAGTACTGTGTCTGCTCAGACACAGATCAATACTTTCATCACGCAGGCTGAACAACGTATATACAACTCGGTTCAGTTCCCATCGTTGCGTAAAAACGTAACAGGGTTCACGACCACAAGCAACAAGTACTTGGCTTGCCCATCCGACTTCTTGGCAACGTATTCAATGGCGGTGATTGCCGCAGACGGCTCATACGAGTACCTGTTGAACAAGGATGTGAACTTCATCCGCCAAGCGTACCCACAACCAACGGACACAGCCATCCCGAAGTACTACGCACTGTTTGGCCCGTCAT